TTTGCTGATGAGTGGGATAAAATTGATCCAGGTTTAAAAAAAGGCATAGGCTTAAAAAAAGGTGGAAAAGTTAAAAGAAAAAACACAAGCCGTGAAAACAGATTAGAAGAACTTGGAAGAGTAGATGCAGAAAAAGCTTACTCAAGAAAAGGCAAAAGAAATTTAAAATCCGAGAAAAAAAGAATTGTGCGTGAATTACACTCACATGGCGGTTCAGCTGGTGCAGTTATGAGTGGAAAAAAAGTTGGCATACAAATAAGATAAGGAGATCAGATAATGAATAGAAGAGGAATAAACACTTCAATTTTAATTAAAAACGGACCTACAAGTGCAGGTAACGGAAGAGGAATAACTCCTCCAACACCAGCGAGTTCAGGTTTACCACCAACTGGTACGTTAGGCGCAAATGCCATCACAATTAATAAAGGTAGAAGAGCAATCGATAATACAGCTTCTAATGCTAATATTACTTTGATTGGTGCTAGAACAAAAGTCTAATGTCTAAAAAAGACGTTCAAAAACTTATCCAGAAGATGCAGGGTAAGAAGAAGAAACCTGTAGTTAAAACTGCAAGAACAGTAGCTCTAGAAGGTAGAAAGCATTTTGGTCATGGGGGAACAAACTCTATGATTAATCAGGCGCAAAAAGATTATAATGGTAGTTATTTTGGTGGCTCAAGTTTAGGAGGCGTTAAAGTAAGCAATAAAAGTTATGATAAATATTATGGTTCCCAATTTATACCGAAAGGGTTTATAAAATAATAGAAAGAATAAAATGGACGAATTAACAATAATTAGTAAAATACAACGTGAGCTTAAAGAATTATATCAACAAATCGGTGACGCAATGATTGCCGGCGGGGTTGACAATATGGAAAAATACAAATATATGATGGGACAGGCACATGCCTATTATAAAATCAGTCAGGATATCTCTAACCTGCTAAATAAGGAGCAAAAAAATGAAGGAACAGTCGTCAACCTCAAGTCCAAAAACTAAGCCGGCGCTATTAGACCAGTACAAAGAATTCAAAGACCACCAAGCGGTAGAAACTAAAAAGCAAAAAAAGGCCGCAGAAAAAAATTTAGCAAACACGGAAGAAACTAAACTACCTAATCCTACGGGATGGAGAATGTTAATTTTACCATTTAAGATGGGGGAAAAAACTAAAGGTGGTGTAGTGCTAGCTGATGAAACTATTGAGCGATCACAAGTCGCTTCAACATGTGGACTTGTTTTAAGAATGGGACCATATTGTTATAACAAAGAAAAATTCCCAGAAGGACCTTGGTGTAAAAAAGGCGACTGGGTGATCTTTGCAAGATACGCAGGATCAAGAATCCTGATAGATGGCGGGGAAGTAAGATTGCTAAACGACGATGAAATTTTAGCAACCATCGATAATCCCGAAGATATATTTCATCAATATTAACATAGGAGATAACTATGCCAGAAGCAGAAGAAAAAAAGACAGTAGATATTGACACATCCGGTCCAGCAATGGATGTTGATATCCCTGAACAAAAAGACGAAGCTACTATTGAAGAAAAAGAGGTTGTTCAAAAAGAAGAACCTACTGTTCGAGAAGTAGTTGAAGAAAAACCCGCACACTTGGCAGGTGCAGACCCAGTAGTTAAAGAAGAACCGAAAGAAGTTAAAGAAGAATTAAAGGAAGAAAAGAAAGAAGAAGAATTAGAACAATACTCTGAAGGTGTTCAGAAAAGAATAGCAAAGCTAACTAAAAAATGGAGAGAAGCAGAACGGCAAAAAGATGAAGCAATAACTTATGCCGAGAGAATGATTGTAGCAAAAAATAGAACTGATGCTAAAATCTCGAAGCTTGAACCAAGTTACTTGTCTGTTTCTGAAGAACGCATTACATCCGGAATAGAGGCTGCAAAAGCAAAACTTGCTGCTGCTAGAGAAGCAAATGATCTAGGCGCAGAAGCTGATGCATTAGCAAATATATCTGAACTAGGTGTTAAAAAAGCGCAACTTACGGAAACTAAAGCTGCACAAGAAGAGTATAATAAACAACAATCAACCCAAAAAGCACCAAGTCTTGCTAGATCGTTAGCCGCTAAAGGGACACCAGATCCTAAAGCAGAAGCCTGGGCAGAGAAAAATTCATGGTTTGGACAAAACAATGCCATGACTTATACTGCTATGGACCTTCATAAAACCCTAACTGAAAAAGAAGGATTTGATTCCTCAAGTGACGAATATTATGCGGAAATAAATAAAAGAATAAGACTTGAATTTCCCCATAAATTTGATAGAACAACATTAGCGGAAGGAACGACCAAACCCGTACAAACAGTAGCTTCAGCGAAGCGAAGTACAAAGACCGGTCGCAAAACAGTGAGGCTCACGCCGTCTCAAGTTTCAATCGCTAAAAAATTAGGTGTGCCACTTGAAGAGTATGCGAAACAATTAAACATCACGAAGGAGTCATAAGCATATGAGTACAGAAAAAAAAACTTCCCGTGCGAGTCAAACTAGAGAAAAGGAATCTCACAAAAAAGTTTGGGCTCCACCATCATCTTTAGATGCACCCCCTGCGCCAACAGGATTTCAACATAGATGGCTAAGATCAGAATCATTGGGATTCAATGACTCTAAGAATATTCAAGGCAGACTACGGTCTGGTTATGAATTAGTTAGATCAGATGAATATCCGGATTCAGATTATCCAGTTGTTGAAGATGGCAAGTACAAGGGTGTGATCGGAGTTGGAGGCCTTTTGCTCGCAAGGGTACCTGATGAGATCGTAAAACAACGTGGCGACTATTATGCAAAACAACACAACGATAAAGTCGAAGCGCTGGACAAGGATCTCCTGAAGGAAGAGCACCAGAGTATGCCTATCAATATTGAGAGGCAATCTCGCGTAACTTTTGGTGGCTCAAAGAAAAGTTAATTTTTTAACGATTCTAACCACTCAAAGATAAACTAACGGACTGGAGGCCCGCAAGGGCAGGTCTATAAGGAGGCCATCATGGCAAATCAAACAGTAGCGTTCGGTCTAAGACCGATCGGTAAAGTTGGTCAGAATGATGACAACCAAGGTTTATCTGAGTATAGCATTGATGCTAGCAGTGATGCTATGTACCAAAACGACCCTGTCTCGGCAGCGGCGACTGGTTACATAGTTGTTACAGCAACTTCAACGGCTACTATCTTAGGTTCACTTAATGGTATCTATTATACTGACGCAAACACAAGTAAGCCTACGTGGGCTAACAATCTCAAAGCAGCTAACACTGCAACTGATATTGTTGGTTTCGTAAGCGATGACCCGTACGAAAGATTTGAAATACAATCTTCAGATACAGCTGCTTCAACGCAGACTAATATCTTTTTGTGCGCGGACATTAAATACACTGCCGGAGATTCAGCAAACTATCTATCGAGAGTTGAGCTGGATAACGACACGTTAACAACAACAGCCCAGCAGCTAAAAATCCTTGGTGTGACTAAGAATATCGATAACGACGAAATCGGTGCTTCTCACGTCAATTGGATTGTAAAAGTGAATTCTCACTTTTTAGCTAATGGCACAGCCGGAATATAAGGAGAATAGACTATGGCAATATCACGAGGACAACTAGTTAAAGAACTAGAGCCAGGTTTGAATGCTTTATTCGGCTTGGAATATAAACGTTATGAGAATCAGCATGCTGAGATATATGTAACAGAAACTTCAGACAGAGCGTTTGAAGAAGAAGTTATGTTATCTGGTTTTGCAAATGCAGCGGTTAAACCGGAAGGTGGTGCAGTAACTTTTGACAATGCTCAAGAGACTTACACAGCACGTTACACTATGGAAACAATTGCATTAGCATTCGCGATCACTGAAGAAGCGATCGAGGATAATTTGTACGACAGACTTGCGTCTAGATATACAAAAGCATTAGCTCGTTCTATGGCGAATACTAAACAAATCAAAGCAGTTGATCCATTAATCAATGGGCTACCGCAAACGGCAACTTTCACTTCTGGTGACGGTTCTGCATTGTTTGCAACTAATCACCCAACGATTGCTGGAACAGTTCAAAATACTTTGACAACTCAAGCAGACCTTAATGAAACTTCATTGGAGCAAGCGTTAATCGACGTTGCAGCAATGACAGATGAAAGAGGGTTAAAAATTGCAGCTAGAGGAATGAAAATGATCGTTCCTGCAGCTAATCAATTTAATGCTGAGAGACTGATGAAGTCACAAGGTAGAACTTCGACTGCTGATAACGATATCAATGCAATCGTATCTATGGGAATGGTTCCTCAAGGTTATAGAGTGAACAATTTCTTAACTGATGCAGATTCTTGGTATCTTATCACTGACGTACCAAACGGTATGAAATACTTCGAAAGAACGCCTATTAAAACGGCGATGGAAGGTGATTTCGATACTGGAAACGTTAGATACAAAGCTAGAGAAAGATACAGATTTGGTGTATCCGACTATAGAGGTATCTTTGGCGTTCAAGGTGCGTAATATAAAATAATATTTTGTGGCGGGACATAGTTCCGCCACAATTTACAAATAGAAAGAAAAAATGAAGGAATATCTAATACAAATATGGGCCTATGATTATTATGCTAAATTTGAAGTTTTAGCTGAAGATAATGGCACATCTATTGAAAACGCTATTGTTGACAAACTAGGAGAAAAAAGTGTAAAATGGGAATCAACAGGAATGTTTAGAGATATTCCTAACAGAATAACCTATGAGGAGGTTAGTCATGACCGAAGACCTTTACAAACAAAAACGGTCCTTGGAGTTGAGGTGGCAGTTGGAGTATGAGCAAGAAGGTAAATATACTCTTAATATGGTCGAAATTGATAATGCAATTAAAGGTATTATTACTGAGATCAAAATCGAAGAACGTAGAATTGCAGATGTCGAAAATGCAGTTCAAAATTCTGCCCCCCAAGTTTCTGTGGCAACTTAGATAAAGGCCACATCGCTGAAATCGTACTTTTCCCGTAGGATTTCTTGCCCTCAATTAAAAATTAAGCTATAAATTTCTTCTCAGAAATTAGAATGACAAAAGTCACAGATTTAGGTTTAAATAAGTTAAAACCCCTAGAAAATAAAATTAAGTCTTCCCTAGGTTTAGAAATTCCCTATTGGTATTGGAAAAGTGAAGTATTAAATTTTAATAAGGAAAAGGTTGTATCCTTTTTATTAAAAAAGGAAAAAGAGATAATAAATAAATATCCCTCAGTAGGGGATGGAGGCACAGGTTTGGCTGACAGTCTAACCTCAAGATATCAGTTTTATAATTTTTTAAAATTAGAGGCTCCTATGTTAGAGGGTTTACAAAAACACATAATAAAAAATATTAAGATGTGTATTAATAAATTTAATATTGAGGGGTCAAGGGAAGGTAAACATATTCCTACTAATGATTTATGGATTATTTGTTGGTTTAATGTTTTAAGGAAAAACCAGAAAATAGGAAAGCATACACACCTTCCATTGTCGGACTCGGAAAGAAGCTTCTTAAGCGGCCATTTAACCATTCAAGCAGAATCAACCCTTACATATTATCTATCCATTTGTGAAAAATATAGGTGGTCTATAGAAAATATCCCAGGCCAAATAATTATTTTTCCTACATATATGCCCCATTATACAGATGAAACATTATCTAAAAGTTCTAGAATCAGTGTGGCTTTTGATGTGTATGATAAAAAAGAGTTGGCTGATCCAGCTTTTATAGCTAGGGGCAACTGTATCTCTCTTGATACATAACCTCCTTGCACTC